AGCTTCTTCTTCAGCTTCTTCTCCAGCTTCTTCTTCAGCTTCTTCTTCAGCTTCTTCTTCAGCTTCTTCTTCAGCGGCTGGTTCTTCATCAACAGTAGCTTCTTCTTCCTCAACCACTGTTATATCAGAAATAGCAACTTCAAATTCAAATTCACCGGTATCTACTTCTACATCAGTACCAGATGGAAGTACTTTTGTAACAGTACCAGATACTACTTCATCTTCATCTTTAAAAGTTACTTCTTTACCAACCAGTGATACTTCAGCTTTTTTCTTTGCTGCCATTTTACATTCTCCTTATTTAAAAAATTAAAATTAAGTGAAATCATTTCACCCATCTAATATATTATACAAAAATCCTGTGATGTTCCAGTGAATTATTTTTTATAACAGTATATTTTTTTATAAACAGTATTGTTTTTGTTCTTTTTTTATATGTATGTAAATGATGCTCAGATTACCCTTATATATTTTATATATATAAGGAATCAAACCTTACTACGATATTTTTTCATGTTTTTTTCTGGAACATCACAGGATTTTTGTATAATAGATATGAAAGGAGATTTAATATTGAATAAGGAACGCATATCAGAACACCTACAAGATTCCATTTTATATCTATCCATTACTGATTCCCAATTTGCAAAACTAATCAGTACTAAAATTCCTATATCATTTTTTGCTTCTGATGTTCAACAGCAAGTGTACAACATTACCATTGATTACATTAAGAAGTACAAAAAAGCACCAGGAAGTCATTTCCAAGATGAAGCAATGAAACTTGCTGTTGAATTGGATTATGATAATAGGGAACTTCTGTCCAGATATTTGATGCATCTGCACAAGATAGAAAAACCAAATAAAAACTATGTTCTTTCCAGATTAGATGATTTTGTGAAAGCAAAAGAATTAATGGAAGCTACATATGAATTTGCCGAATTGGTAAATGAATGTAAGTTCGACCATGCCCACCAACTTATGTCAAATGCACTTAAAAGTGGAATACAACAAGAAGATACTGGTTTAAAGTATGCAGAAAACTTTGATGATTTGGAAATCAGAGGTGATGCACCGCCGTCATTAATACCATTAGATATTGGAATACTTGATAATTCAATAAGACTTGCAAGAGGTGAATTAGTTACCATTGCTGGTGGATATAAAGGCACAAAATCTTGGTTTGGTTGCCATTTGGCAAGAAGTGGTTTAATGCATGGTTTAAATGTACTGCATGTATCGCATGAATTGAGTCTACAAGAAACAATGATGCGCTATGATATGATGTTTGGTGCTTTAATAGATGAAGCTAAACCAAGAAAAGTGGAACTTAGATACTTGGATAAAGATAACCATAGTGACGTCCATAAAGTTAAGCAAACAAGAAACACCATATATAATAAAGAATTGGTGATTAAAAATAGAAAGCGTATTAAAAAATGGGGTGGTGAATTAATAGTAAAAAAATATGCTATGAATACTTGCACCACACATGAATTAGAAACTTATATATCAAGTCTTGAAAACTTCCATGATTTCAAAGTAGATGTGGTTATAAATGATTATGCTGATGTGATGGCTGTATCAGATAGAAACAAACAAACAAGAGATTCTTTAAACCAAATATATATGGATTTAAAAGGCATTGCTGATTCACGGGACCTACTCATGATTACTATGTCCCAAGTTAATGATGAAGGAGCACAGCAGTTAATCAGACAAGGTACACTGTCTGGGAGTTCATTGTCTGAAGATAAAAGAAAGTTTGGTAATATTGACAAAGGATTATTTGTTGGACTTCGTGATGATTTAAAACAATACCAAGAAGCTGTGGTAGGAGTATTTGCAAATAGAAATGGTAGGCAAGGACAAAGATGTATCATTGGTCAAAACTTGACTATTGGACAATTTCACATTTATGATTTACCTTATGACCGTACGAAGGATTAAAATGGCAACTGAAAATGTATTAATTTTGGTACCAAAAGTTATTGTAGTAGATGCAGATGAAGAGGTGTTTTGTGGTAATGATATGGATGGTGAGCAGTGTGAACCATTACTTACCGATTTGGAAAATAAAAAGTGGTGTGATTTCTTTTCTCCTGACCAACAAAATGGATTACTTGAAATTGATGGCATAACTGGTAAAATATTAAGATGTCAAAAATGTATTGAGGCAAAAGTAGTAAAAAATAATTAGAAAAAGGAGTGCATATTAATGCCTAAGACAAAAGAAGATTTGGAAAAATCAAGAAATGGAAGCAAGAAGATATTAGAAGATTATGGTAAAGAAAATATACCATCATCTATTATGAAGCACAACAAATCAGATAAAGCAATTGACCTAATTGCCTCTGGTACTGGTGCTAAAAATTCAAGAGTTGCGGCACAGAGAAATCTTACCAAGAAACTTATTAATGATGGAATGGACCATGCTCTTGCAAAAAACTTTGGTGCATCTAATGTATCAGGCAGAACCAAATCAAACACTGTTCGTACATTATCTTTATTCCCCCAGAACATTGGAAGAATCTTATTAAAGTTTTATACTGAAGAACTTGATACTGTTGTGGACCCTTTTGCTGGACATAATAGTAGAATGCAATTTTGTTATGAAATGAATAAACATTATTATGGACAGGATTTATGTCATGAATTTATGGAAGCAAATTATTTATTGAAAGATAAGATTATCCAGAAACAAGGCTTTCTGACAAATGAAGCAGAAATAGTATTAAAAGAAGGTGATTCTAAAATACTTCAGTTTGATGATGAAATTGGTGATTTTACTATTACAAGTCCTCCATATTGGAATATGGAATATTATGGTCCAGAGGAAGACCAGCTTTACAACTGCAAAACATATGAACAGTTTATGGATGATATATTTGAAGTTATGGTTGAAAACTACCGAGTACTGAAACATGGTGCAACTTGTATATGGTTCATTAATGACTTTAGAGCAAACAAAAAGTTTTATAGTTACCATTCAGATGTAATACATGCTATGCAAGATGCAGGATTTATACAGAAGGATATTGTGATAGTGGATTTTGGAAGAGGTATCGGACATATCTTCTTGAACCAAGTAATGGAAAGTAGAATCATTCCGAAACAACATGAATATGCGGTTATCTTTGAAAAGGAGTAATGTGATGGATGTATTAAATAGCTTTATGGTATACGCACATGCGGTGGAAGCGGCAATAACTTTTGGTTCTGCATTAGCACCTTATGATGGTATGTTCTCTGCTTATAATAAGAAAAAAAGAACACCAAATAAAAGAGTACCAAAAATGCGACCACTAAAAAAACTTAGTAAAAAATTAACTATTCCACAAGCACACAATAGAATTGTTAAAATTATAAAAAGGAAAAATAATGTCAATTAATACAGATGGTGATATAATTAGTATTGAAGAACAAGGTGTTGAAATTATCAGAGTAACAAAAGACGGTAAAGTAATTATTGCTGAAAATCTTGGTTTAGATGAAGCATCAACAGCATTTTGGAATGCTGTTGAACAAAACATACCACAAAACATTATTGGTATGAATAACCAAAGAATTATAGATGCAAACGATAAAGAAGAAAAAGCCAAGGAGAATATGTAATGAGTTTAATACATTTCATTGATACACCAATTGAAGAATATGCAGTGAATAAGAAGCACAAGATATTTGTTAAGCGTGAAGATTTATGTGCTGATGAACCTTTACCGCCACTTGCTAAGATGCGTGGTGTTTACGAATACATGAAGAAACAAGGATATCCAAAAGAGCATGTTATTGGTAATCTTGATACAAGAGTTTCAAAAAGCGGTCAAGGTGTTGCTGTGATATGCCATGAACTTGGTTTGCAGTTTCATTATTATTTTCCAGTACTTGCTGATTCAGCAACAGAAGAAATATATATGAAAAGGGATGCTATTCATGCCGCTTGCCAATACCACGCAGTTTTACATCCATTACAAGGAGCAAAATTAAGTATCATGTTTGCAAGAGCAAAAAACAATCTTGCTGAATTTGGTGATTATACAATGTTACCGGTTGGATTACCATTCTATGAAACAGCAGTAGAAACAATCAAAGTAGTTGAACGCATAGCAAACGACAACGACAAACTTTTAAAGGGTACAATCATCACGGCAACAGGCACAGGCACTATCCTATCCGGTGTGTTGTGTGGTCTTTTAGATGCTGGCATTGTCCCAGAACGTATTATAGGTATTTCAGCTGGTATGAGTACAAAAAAACAAGCAAAAATAATTGATAGACATTTAGAAGATTACATGAGCAAACATTTTTTCCATGCATACACTAAAGCATTACAAAGTAAACAGGAATTACTGAAACGCTTATCATTGGAGTATTCTGACAAAAGATATTATGAAGCATCAAAAATGAAGATGCCTTTTCCAGCGCATGATACTTACGAAGGCAAAGCATACAGATGGTTAAAGCAGAACATTGATACATTACCAAAACCAATACTATTCTGGAATATAGGAAGCTGATATGCTAAAAAGAAAAAAAGAAACAACAACCAAAATTGGTAATGTAAATGTGCCTACATTTGGTATTGAAACATATGATACTTTATGCAATAAATTTATTATACCACCGTTTTCTATATTTGATACCAAACAAAAATATTGGTCGCAAAGAAAAAAGGAATGGTCAAAATTAGGCATACAAGGTGAATTAGGCAGAATAAAAGAAAACAGCCATTCCGGTGTTTTGCATAAAGGCACAACTGGCACAGAAAAAGAGTACAATGGAGGCGACGCTTGGAAAGGTGCGGGTTCATCTATATTTGACCCTGTACTATGTGAAGTTATTTATTCTTGGTATTGTTTGCAAAATGGTAATATTCTGGACCCATTTGCTGGTGGCTCTGTTCGCGGTATTATAGCAGAATACCTAAATTTTAATTATACTGGTATTGATATAAGAAAAGAACAAATTGAAGCAAATGAAATACAAGCAAAAAGTATTGGTGTAAAACCAAATTGGATACATGGTGATAGTTTTGAACTTAATGCAATATTACCAGAGAATGAGAAGTATGATTTGGTATTTACTTGCCCACCTTATTATGACCTTGAAATTTATTCAGAGAAACAAAAAGATGGTTCTGCTTTTGAAACATATAATAAGTTTATAGAATGGTATTACCAAATATTCAAACAAGCTGTTGATAGATTAAATGATAATAGATTTTTGGTTGTGGTAGTTGCTGAAATTAGAGACAAAAAAACAGGCATTTACAGAAACCTCGTTGGTGATACAATAGATGTGTTTTTAGATTTAGGTTTAAATTACTATAATGAAATCATACTTGCTAATGCAATAGGTTCATTACCAATAAGAGCGGGTCGTTATGTAAAAAGCAGAAAGGTTGGCAAATGTCACCAAAATATATTAGTATTTTTTAAAGGTGATGTTTCTAAAATAAAAGATATATTTCCTGAAAAAATAATTAAAAAAGAAATAAATAAATCACAAGAATTTCAATTTGGAAAAGTATAAAATGGATTATAAAGATTTAACAGATGAAGAATTAACAAGCATGTTTGCCGGTGCTGATTTTATGACCGCTCCTTTCAGGCATCAAATGGTAAGTATGGCATTCATTGTGGGTGAATGTCTTAGCCGTGTGATGCTCTTTCATGGAATTGGTACTGGCAAAACATTAACATCATTATATACTTTGCAGATGTGGAACATATCTGGTAAAACACTTGTAGCTTGCCCTAAATCTTTATCACAACATGGACAACAGAAATAGAAAAGCACACAGATTTTACCTATACAGTACTTGATGGTAAGAAACAAGACAGAATACAAAAGATACGTAATACTGATTCTGAAATCTATATCATTAACTATGCTGGTTTGAAATTGATTGGCGCCGACAAATTAGGAACAGAACAAGTTTCTAATGATTCCATTGTAGTAGGTAAATTTATGGTGAATAAAGAACTATTGAAAAGCTATGGTTTTGAATGCACTATATTTGATGAATCCCACCACCTCAAAGATGCGACCACTATGCAAACACAAATAGCAGAATTTCTTACACAGCGTACCAGATATGAAATACAATTGACTGGTACTCCTATTGGTGTATCTGCAACTGATTTATTTGGGCAGTTCTTTGTACTTGATAATGGTAAGACATTTGGTAGGAAATTTGGAGCATTTCTCTTTGAATACTTTTTTAAGTATATGCAAGCTGATTTCACTTGGTATCCTAAAAGGCTGTGCAATGTATGCGGGAAACTTTACACAAGAAAGAAAGTGCATCTGGCAACACACAATCTAACACCACAACAGTATAAGCAGAAGTATCCGACAAAAGAAAAAACTACTGTTGATATTATTATGGAAAATACTGCTGATGTTTCTATGAAATATGATATTGAAGAATGCACTGATTTACCAGATAAGACATTTGAAACAAGGGAAGTAGAAATTACGGCAGAACAGGCAAAAATGACCAATGGCATTATCAATGGTATGAACATTGAAGAAATCAATGGTAAGAATATTGAATTTCATACACAGAAGATAATGCAGATAACAGGCGGCTTTCTGATTAAACCAGATAAATCTATTTACACCTTTAAATCAAATCCAAAACTTGATGAATTAAGAAGTATCATTCCACAGATACAAGGAAAGTTTATTATATACCATTACTATATACATGAAGCAAAACTTATTGCATCTGTATTGAAGAAATTAAACATTAAGTATGAAGTGGTAAATGGTGCTGTGAAAGATAAAGAAAAAGCAATTAGCAGTTTTATGAAGTACAAAGGGGTAAGATGCTTAATTGCTCACCCAAAATCTGGTGGTGAAGGATTAAACCTACAAGTAGCATCTACCACAATTTATTACAGCAGGTCCTATATGGGGCATATTCTCAGAAACCAATCAGAAGGAAGAACGCACAGAACAGGACAAACGTCTACTTGTTTATTCATTGATATTATCATGAAAGAAAGTGTGGATGAAATCATGACAGAAGGTTTATTTAATAAGTCTACAAGCATACAAAAACTTTTGAACTTTTTGAAAAAACTGCAAAAAACACATAAGTAATTGCTATACAACAAACTACAAGCATTATTCCATAGTTAAAAATCTATCTTGTACGCAAATCCGACCATTTTCCACAAATCTTTTTAAAAGTTTTTTTGTCAAGCACTTTTTTACATCAATGTAAATTGTTGGTAGCCATACCATTACATTGATTTTTTCCCATCAAATAAAATACTTGTTTTATTCATATATTGTATTATACTTAAATGAGCGACAAAATAAAGCCCTCTAAAAGAAAGAGTTCAAGCCTCAGCGAGAACACGATTTACAAGTCCTACTATTGCTGAGAAAACAAAAACTGAAAAACTGAATACTGAGATAAGCAGACGAAAGCCAGAAAGCTGCGCAAGAGAATTACTCCAAGCCTGCCCTCATTGAGTGTTTATACTGTTCACTGCAACAGTACCTGTTTGATTCAACACAATGCTTATACATAGTTATCATCTAATTGTTATTCTTGAATCAATTAATCAGATACTTAGAATTTATCTGACAAGAAACGGTTTTGTTTATACTTCTTTCAATTGTTTGCTCATATCAAGTCAAGCAATCACCGAAGTTCTTAGCAATGCGTCCCAGTGAACTTTTACAGAATACAGAGTATGCTATTTCATTATAAAGAGATTTCTTCTTAATTTTTAAAATCAAAAGTCCTTTGAAAAAACTTAAAACATTTACATTTAACAACAGATTTTTCAAGTTCTTTTCAATGCGCAGTATAACCGGTTTACCAAAAGCATACTTCATTATACTTAAAATTAAACGCAAACCAAAACCACTCAAAATTTATTCACAAGAAAGGATTTAATCATGCCTAAAGTTATTCATGTTAAGAAATCTCGTAAAGCGTATCCTGCATTCGGAATTGAAAAAGGTGCATCATACTATCATTGGTCATTTGCATTCGGTCCTACCATCAAGTCCCTAACTCCTCCAACACGTCAACAGCTTACTCGTTCCGATTTTATGATTCAGATTTTTGACATGGAAGATATAATTAATGCAATTGATACTGAATCAGATTTTGAAGCATGTGTTGAAGAAATTGTAGATGCTCTTAATAATCTTCGTGAAGAAACAGAAGATAAACTTTCAAACATGCCAGAACAGCTTCAAGACGCACCCACCGGGGAACTTCTTCAAAGTAGAATTGATTCAGTTGATGAAATGATTTCAAATCTTGATGGTATTGAAACCGACGCAACAAATGATGTTGACGACGAACCAGAGCAGTACAAGAATGAACCTGATGATGAATTTGAAACAAGAAAAGAAACATGGAATGAAGAAGTTGAAGAAGCACGTATTGCTGTTATGGATGAAATTCAATGTGTTGTTTATGAGGGAGAATAATCATGCTGAATGCACCAAACACAACTGAAAGAAGTTATTTTGCAGAAGGAAGCATATGTACTTGTGGTATAAAATTAACAAGCTATGAACACACAAAAAGAGAATTAAAAGAAGCAGAAGCGGTGATTACCAAACTAAGGCAAGGATTAATGGACATAAAAGCATTATGTCCTAAACCTAAACTACCTTATTCTTATAAAGTAAATGACCTTGCTTCAAAAGTACTTTCTGAAACCTTTTTTAAATAAGGAGTTTATCATGGTTGCAATTAGTAAAGTTATCTCAGAAGATTATGTACGTTCTGTTATACAGCCACCTTTCACTGATACTTGGCACCCCATGTCGCACGCTCGTGTCATTGATACAATTGAAGCAGTAACTAACACCATGGGAATCAAAATTCAGAAGCGGCTTTATTCTCTTACAGATAAAGATGCTACAATGCATGGTGCCTGGACTTTTGGTGATTTTGATAATGAAAGTGGACACAAAATGATGCCGTGTATTTTATTCTAGAAATTCGTTAAATAAGTATTACAGTTTCGGTATTAATGGAGGCACTGATGCAGTAGTTTGTACCAACCTCATGATATTCGGAAAGTTCCTTGAGTTTAAAAAGCACACAAGCGGACTTGATGATGAAGAATTGCAAAGAGTCATACAGAAAGGCATTGATGTTTTGATTCCACAAATTACAGCAAAACAAGAATGGCATAAAGCACTTGAAGGAATCAAACTGAAAGAAGCAGAAACCAAAGCACTTGCTTATGATGCCATTAATGCAAAGATTATCAGCAAACAGAGAATACCACAATTTAACAATCTGCTGTTTAATGAAAAGAATGATTACGACCCGTTGAAACTTTACGGATTTCATGGTGCTTGTACCCAGTTGATGAACCCCGATAATATGAAAATAACTTCACACACCACAGAAGGTGGATTTATGGTTAAGCAGAATCGTCTTTTCAACTTGATTCAGAATAAGTATAGAAAGAAACTCCCTAAAATTGATTTATCCGCCGCCTAACATTCACTGAAGATGCTGTTGTAAAATACAGCATCTTCTTACAAGGAATTTATTATGAATGTAAAAAAGATTTTGAATCATTTCAAAGTTCCATTTACAGAAAAGCATTCTGAAGTTTCATCTGATTGTGTTGGTCTATCTTGTCCATTTTGTAATGACAAAGGCAAACACCTTGGTGTATTTATTGACAATGGTATTTACACTTGTTGGAAATGCAATGAAAAAGGCACTCTGTACAAACTTCTGAAACATCTAAAAGGCATTACATATGATGAATATGCCAACTTCGTTGGTATTAAACATTATAATACAGATGATGCCAAAAAGAACCTTGATGGTATTTTCAATAATGTAAAAGAACAAAAAGAAAGTATTTCTGCTGTTGATTTACAAAAACATTTGAAGTCATTCAAACCAGCACACAATACTTTCACACACCATACAGTTCCACTCGTTGAAGAATTTCAAAGAGTACGGAAGTTTCCTGCTAATATATTACTTGAAGCAGATTGCATGTTTGCTGTATCGGGAATCTTTTCACAAAGACTTATTATCCCCATACCAAAACCACCGTTTAAAACAAAAGGATTTGTTGCAAGAGATTTAACAAACACAGCAGAAAAGAAATACATCTTTCCGCAAGGTTTCAACGCTCACGAATGCATTTACGAAACAGAAACAGCAGATAGCATACACGCAGATAGATTTTGCATTGTAGAAGGTGTTTTTGATGCATGGCGTGTTGGTAAAATAATGCCAGCAATTGCAATCTTTGGAAAGAAAGTTTACAAAGCGCAAATGTCAAGAATAGTAGAAAATTATTCTTCTGATTCTGATTGCTACATTATGCTTGATGGTGATGCTAATACCGCAAATAGTAAAGCAATAGCCAAAGAATTAAAACCATTTTTTGCAAATGTCTATATTGAATATTTGCAGAAAATGGAGGACCCTGCTGATATGACAAAAGCACAACTTGAAACCATTTTTGATGAAAGGAATATTTAATGCCAACTACTATTAAAAGTCGCATAGATTCCATTGCAGAAAAAACAAAACAAGCGGAAAAACTTTGTGATAAAATAAACTATTCACTAAAATCGTACAACCCGGAAACAGCAACAGTTGAACAAAAAGAAACACTTAAATCATTATTTGATGATTACACGGATGTTTCTTTAAGCATTGTGCTTGAATCAGATAATTTTACCAAATTAATAGGAGTTTAAATTATGGGAACTGCTACAAAAACGCGCGGTAGGAAATCAGCAATGAATGTACAAAGACTCGGACCAACAATGAATCCTTCTGATTATGAATCCGTTGGTTGGGTATCTATCAAATCCGGTTATACCACTGTTGCAATCAGACAGTGGATAAAAAGAAAGCTGATTAAAGCGTATTCACATTATGGTAATCTTGTTATTAGAAAAGATACGGTATTGCCACCTAAATGAAAGGCGGCACCTAATGACATTTGAAGAAGCAATTCCATTATACGAAAAACTTATTTATAAATACAGCCACAGTTTTATAAATAAAAAAGCAATGCATTCATATGATATTAATGATTTATACCAAGAAGGTATTATTGTATTAAAATTCTGTTGTAACAAGTATAATACTGACAGAGGAAAATTTACAACATTTTTAGTAACTGCATTAATAAACCATTATTATAATCTTGCTAAAAAAGAAGATGCTTATGTATTTACTGAACCCGATATACTTGAACAATCTTTTTTGGTAATTGATTACCCAGTATTGTTGAATGGCCTATCAGAAAACGCAAAAGCATTTGTAGATGCTGTAATTAATCCAACCGAAGAGTTTTTGGCATTTATTAATAGCAAACCAAAGAAAGCACCTTTTCCAAGATTAATTGCAAACTATCTTCAAATACCATGCGACAAAACTATTAATGAAATACAAATCAAATTAACCTAAGGAATTAACATGAAAACATCCAAACAGAAGAAAATGAAAGAAAAAGCAGAAGCAATGAAAGAAGCAAATGACAAAAGACTTTTTGAAGTATATGGAAAATTCTTTGAAAAGAAAGTACTTGCAAAAGAACACCGTGATATATTAAACATGAATGGTCCGGCAACACCATTTGAAATCAAACTTGGTCCTGACCATCACTTATTTGAGAAAGGAAAATAAACATGAAAAGAAAAAATGGTGAATCCGTAAAAGATTACAGAAACAGAAGAAGAATTGACAAAAAGAATACAGCTGGCTATTTACATGGCCACCGTGTATGGGATTCTAAGTATGATGGTACCGCTGTTTCTGTAACTGATGCAAAAGGTAAACGGAAGTACGATTTTAAACCACCGCCTCCGGTATTATCAAGAGCAGTAAAAAAGGAAATAGCAAAACTGAATGCCGCAAAACATATAAAGAGTAAAAGTAAACGTTATCAGAAAAGAAGATTTGGCACAACGCATCCAAAATTCTTTGTAGTGAATGGAAATTTCTTCACAAAAAAATGGGAGGCAAAAAGATTCATTGCAAATTTAATAGATATTGCAGAAGCAAAAGGTACATTGAGTTTTAAAGCACCTGAAGTTGAACTTGGTCCTGACCATCCTGCTTATATACAGCAGTAAACGACAAAGCCCCCTGCCGTGTGGTAGGGGGGCTTTTTCAGGTCTACGAATGTAATCTCACTCGTAATAGTGTAATACGCTGTAGGATTAGCTCGTATAGTCGTAGGATTTAAGGTTTTGGCTTAAATTCATTGTCATGTTTCAGTCCATCAAACAAACCATTCTTAATTGCTGATATTGCATTATCAAGTAAATCAATTACAAAAGGCTCAACCATCTTGTTCCAAAAAGGGCTTGCCCACTTGATTCTACTGCCAAGCAAAATTGTTAAAAATGCACCAATTGAATAGAATACACTATACACCGGTTTGTATATCCACTTGTTATCAACTTTTTTTAGAATGTAACTGATGATAAGCACCACAAGTCCTATGCCTGCACCTTGCGGAGTAAGTAGAAATGAACCAGTTGCAAGACCGGCTGCTTTTACTACACCAAGAATCGTTGTTAAAATACCCATTGTGTTCTCCTTCTGTTAAGTGTTAAGCATATCCCTTACCTGGTGTTGAAATCCTATTAAACTGAATTTCTTGCCGGGACATGTTTTGTAGCTTGCAAAATCACGGTGTCCATAAATATCTATTGGTTCAATTTTCAGAGTTTCACAAAGACTTGCAACAAATCTAACTCCTAACTTCCACATTTCTGGTGGCACTTCATCTTTATCAAAATCTCCTATAAAACAAATACCTATTGAATAATGATTATGGTCTTTTGTATGGGCGCCTTTTTTATTCATCATACGTCCTACAAATATTTCATAATGGTCCCCCACTAATTCTATTCCATAATGGTATCCAATATCATCCCAGTGATGTTTTTTAAAAGTATGCCAATCACGAATAGCACCCCAGGATACAGTTTCAGAATCATTTGTTAATGAATGATGCAGTATAATCATTTCAGGTTTCATTTTATTTTCCTGATGCCCCTTTAAGTTCAAAGACAACTTCTTTAAGCTGGTCGATTTTGAGAAATATTTCCGAACCAAAATTGTCCATTTTACTATCAACTTTTTCAAGTAATATAACATGAAGTTTTCCGCATTCTTTGTTTGACATTAAATTATCATTACCAAAATGTATACTTTCGTCTTCGTGGTGTCTTTTAACAGAGCCATTTAATACATCCAAATGGTTTTCTATTTTCTGAGAATTAACATTAGTTTCAGCAATTTGTTTTCTTGATTCTGCCTTTGCTAATATTTCTTCTTTTTCACGTTCTAATTTATCCGCCACTTCTGCCTGTTGCTTTATACTTTGAAACCATTCCCACAAAGATTTCAAGCCCCATTTACCAAGACTAAATACAACAAGAATAACAGAACCCCACACCAAAAACATTATTGGATTTTCTGCGAAATACTCATTTAGATATTTCAAATAATAACTTTTCACTCATACCTCCCTTTATTAATCAAAAATGTGTTCATCCAATAACAAAAATATTTCTCTGGCTCTTGGTTTCAGTGAATTCAATTCCAAATTTGTTTTCCCAGTATCCGCTAATAATATTGCCAATGTTTTTTTAGCGATACTATTTTCAGATTCCAGTTCAGCCAATCTTTTTTCAAGTGCTGTTATTCTTGCTTCAAGTTTATTGATTTTTTTAAATGTTCTATTATCCATTATTCCCTCCGATTATTACATCCAAGAAATATCACCTGATTGTTCTGGTTGTAGTTTCAATTCTGTTGCAGTAATCGGGAGAGCATATAGTCCATCGTTCCCATTCCTGATTCTGTATATTAATGGTATGTAAGGATTGGCTGTTGAATACCAACCATATTCTTCTGACATTCCTGTTTTTGAGCTTGCCGTAGGAACTCCGAAAGTACAAATTGTTCCGATTGCGGCATCGGAAATTGCCGCTTCCGCTACTCCTAATAATCCATCAACTTCAGGTTGTAGATAATCCGAAGCAAGAAATAGATTGTCACCAAGAACGCTCCCCCCGATAGCATATAAATCATCACTTGAACCTGCCCCCATAACAACAAAGCAAGGTTTATCATTTGAACCAATATAAATTTGATTGTCAAATTCGGTATTTGTGTATTCTACTATCTTAGAACTAAATATTACTGTATTTGTTCCTGACCTTGTTACATTATATAAAGTCCATGTATTACTTCCATTATCACAAGTAACAACCAAAATTTTGTCATCGCCAATAATACATGACTTAAAATATGTGACATCACTTTCAGCCACACTATCAGGAGTACCAACGGCATCAAGAACTGTTCCTGTCCATGTTGTAGCAAAAGCATAAAGAGTATTTGAAGCCTCATAAATAACAACTACATTTCCTGTGCTTGTTCCCCAAACCGTTAATGAATTAATGGCATCATAAGTTTTCCCCGTTGCTAATTTTGTTCCGACAGTTAATGTAACATTCGATAAGGAACAGATATTCATATATACCGTTGTACCTGCCCTGAAAGCATAAACGATATGTGTAGAATCCAATACAGAACAATGAATCATTCCGGCTAGTGTTTGAGGAGTTACTACTGATACCTCTACCCCCCATGAATCAATATTTGTTCCCGTTAATGCGGCACACCTTGATTTTGGTTCTGCCCCGCTAGCTCCCCCGGCACAAACAACTCTATCGGTTGTGGGGCTACAAACGCTTGAACTTTCACTCGCATCCGCAGTCCAGATTTCAGGAGTACCAACGGTATCAATAATATCACCAGCAGTCAGTGAAATTATAACTAACAATGTATCATTAGAATCAGCATAATTAATAGCTAAAGTATCTTCATGCCCTGTAACTGCACAGGCAGATATTGGATGAGAAGCATGCCCTAAATTTATCGTAGTATCTTCAGGTGTTTCCCAATCATAACTTCCCGTTGCATTTGCATTACCAACACAAATATAAATATCCGTTCCGTTTGCATATACTAAAACAACTCTAATATCCGATAAATAAACTACCTCCCCATAATTTGATACAGAAATTGCATCATGGACTTCAGTAGGAATACCATCAAATCCCGGTGATGTTATCGCAACAGTCGCCGCTTCGCCACCGGAAGTTATTCCCACAAAATCACCTTTCGCAATATCTTCATCGGCTACATACTCCCCGGTGATTCTGGGATTGGATGCGAGTCCGGCTATTGAGTTCATCAAACCTTTTACCATCCGCACAATGGAATTAGTATCATTAACCGTGGTGCTGGATGTATCGGCTTTACTACCAATAACATCCCGGCTATTCACATTATTGGTTGAATCAGCCGTTGGAACTTTCAGCTTTGCTAATATATTTGTTACTGTTCCTAATATTCCCCACATTATGACATTACCTCCCCAACAGTCGTAATATTATCGGCTGTATATGTAAATGTTGCTGTATATGTTACATTCATTTCAGCGGCAGAAAAAACATAAACGAAAGTGGTCATTTCATCCGAACCATTATATGACATTGTGCCTACTCCTGTAATATCAAATCCAGCATCTCCGGCAGGTGAATTATCTGTAATAGTAATTGTATCAAATAAATCATTACCCGTTCCCCCGGTATAAGTCAAAACACTTGAAACATTATGTGTTCCTATTCCAGACAAAGTTGCCTTTAATTCTGCCATTATACTATTATGGAAAGCGGCTAATACTGTTGTTACATTTGCTGTTCTTGCTGAAGTTTTTGTATATGCCATACCATACTCCTTATGCTATTGTTAAAGTGCCTTCAACCGTTAATGTTTCAGAAGATGTTTTTGTTTCTGCAATCACAGCATGGTTTATCATTGTGCCTGAATCTACTGATGCTGTTGCACCGTTTCCAAACCAAGCAAACTCTGTTAATGTTCCGTTTGCGTCAGCTGGTCCATAATATGCTCTAAGAGTAACAATACCACCACTACTTGTCCTTGCCGCTAAAATTACTCTTGTATCTTCAGTATCTAATGTTGAATCAGTTGCAAGTGGAGAAACAGAACCACCTGTGCCAACTGCACCATAAGTAATATCAGTATCAGCAGAACCACCAATAAGACGTAAAGCAATCATTTCAAAATAATCATTTGTTACAACATTTTTATAATGATTTTTTCTTATCACATGACCTAAGAATGCATCCCTATAAATAAATGTCAAAACACCTTTTGTTTTTGTTTCTTCTTTAACCATAAGAACATTGGTCATAAATTGCCTCCGCTTGGTCATATGTAACTGGGTGTGCATTTTTATGTGTGGTCATTGCTGAATCGGTATTTGTGCTTATTTCACTTAATACTAATAAAACATTAAGCACTTCATCTTCCCGCCTGTCTGCAATATTCATTTGATTTTTTGCTGTAAGTAGAATCAGTTCTACTATATCGTTATCCCTCATAGTGAATACAGCCCCCCATATTCAATAACATACATCAACATGCTATTGCCTAAATCGTTAATGGTTACTTGGCTAATAATATAATCATCATTGTAAGAACAACCAGTAACATTCAAAGTAACTAATTGCCCCGCAAAAAATCCATATTCATCTACTATTGAAAAGGCGCCTTCAATTCTTGGATAAGCACTTGTGTTTAATTCTCTATTACCAAAATTAAAAGCTGTTGCTCTAAGGTTAATTCCACTTGTATCTTTTATGATGTATTCATATCTGCCATCACCGCCTTCTATTGCGGCAACATATGCCATTGATTGGTCAGATTTAACATGAACGAGTATAGGTAATTCTGGTTTGAAATTCATTGATATACTTACACCAACTCCTGGTGTTGCTTCTGCTGTTGCACAAAACAAAGTGCGTTCATAAAAATTATAAAAATAATCTTTTGTGCCATCATCAGCATCAATGTTTTCTTGTCCTAATGTTTTAGATACTCCTCCTACTGTTATCGTCATATCCCAAGGTTTATACGGTATTGTCCAATATCGTGCTTTTGCATCACCATTTTTTACTACGGTAATGGCGTCTGCTTTTTCATAACCGCCTTGTACATAAATCCAATTTCTTATTTGTGTATTATCAGAAGTCAACCTAAAATTATCAAGTTTAGTTTGTAATGTTGTATCAGTAATATCATATGGCGCCAATCTTGTGGTATCACCAGTTGTTTTTGGAAAGAAATGTATTACTTTATCTTTATCAATATACCAAATACAGCCAGTCATTTCTGCAAGTTCTCTTAGGCAATCAGAAGGATACCGATAATTAAACCAAATATCTTCAACTAATGCAGAATACCACACAACACCAGTTGTTGTAAAACCATCTGATGGGTCGGTATAATTTGCTACAATATGGTCAATGATATTCACAACAGTATCTTCATAGTGTTCAATTACCAAACGCTTATTGAAATGCTGTAAATAACTACCACAACTTACTGAGTATTTCCACTCCCCAGGTGCAAGCACAGTTTGTGTTACAGTAAGAATTACACCAGCAAACAATGTTGTTGCTGTTGTATCAAGATATATCTGCACAACCTGACCGCTTATAGGGGCATTGGTGGGCTTTTCTATGATGAACGAAGCTGTATCCCCGGTTACAGTAGTTCTATTCATTACAGATAGGCTATTGCACTCTGATGATATGTCCAAATTGTTTACTTTGAAATATAATATACTCATTATGTAGTATACCTCTGTTGCATTTTTGCCCTGCGTGTAATTGACTGCACAACCACTTCTGCAAGTTCATTTGCGCCACGCTCACCAATAACAGTTGGATTATTGATATTAACAGTTACACCACCGCCGCCATTATTTCTATGCCTCTGGTCATTTGCAGTAAGCACTTCTTCACCCGCATGTGCTAAAATTGGAATTGCTTTTCCGTTTATTCCTGGTATAACTCCTCCTTTAGCGTATCCTTCTAACAACCCCAAACTTTTCAAATAATTATAAAGGTTTGATGTTCCATCTAATGTAAATTGGTCTGGTCCGGATTCACCACCATTATCTGCTCCAAAACCGGAATCGGCGAAATCATTCCACATTTGATTAAATTTATTATATGACATATCATACTTATCAAACATAAATTTGCGCATGTTACTTTTACTTGCTGTTTTCGGGTCAATATCTTTGGGTTCATCAGCTTGTCGTGGTCGTAAAAATTTAGGCATCCACCAAGGATAATCTTGAACATCAACTCCCGTATGTGTACCTGGGTCCGGCGGGCCCGGAGGATGAAAACCAGACTCCCCCGGAGGTGTTGTGGCTCCTTGACCATCTCCCATATTTTCAGCAGATACTGAACTTGGTACCACTTTAGCCATTGACCCGATTACTGTATTTAGTAAAGTTGCTACCAATGTAGCGGCAGCCGTAATTATTAATGAAATCCCATTAAAGGAAGAAACAAACATACCAACCGCTGATGTAACTAATTCACTTTTGAGAGCATCTACAATACCTTGTCCCAAATCTGCCCCAACGTCTATAAATTTGTTAATAAAAGTATTAACAGTTTTCATTATCCATGAACTACCTTTTAATACCGCGTGTATCGAATCTCCTAACCAACTACCAGCACCAGCGAAAGAACTAATAAATTTATTTACTGTTTTCCATATCCATGAACCTCCCTTCAATATAGCATGAATAGAATCCCCCATCCAACTACCTATACCGGAGAAAGAACTGATGAAAGTATTTACGGTTTTCATTATCCATGAACTACCTTTTAATACCGCGTGTATCGAATCTCCTAACCAACTACCAGCACC